GACCAACTAGTGTCCATGCAGTACCAGAACCACTATAAATTGATAGTTGCTGATTGATCGTATCAACCCATATATCACCAGCATTAGCAACAGTTGGTTTAGTCGATGATTTTTTAACAGACCCAACTGGTGTCCAATTTGTTGATGTGCCATCATTATTAACCATCAATTGATTAGCTGAACTATCATACCATATTTGGCCTTGTACTGGATTAATAGGGGATGTTGGATTTGCAAAATTTTCTAATAAATGTAAAAAATTATTTGCAACATATGGTCCATATCCTGCATAATTTTTACCAACAAACGTTAAACTAGTTTGATTATTAAGTGTTTCATCTGCAACAATAAATGCTGTTTTATGTGCATTATTTATTTCTGTATATGTTACCGGATAAGACATCTATTAAACTCCCGTTAAGGTTTGAATACGAACTGTATAATCAATTTGAACCAATCTGTTTAAAGATTTTTGAACAGGATGAAAAACAACGTGTGTTAATAACATATCATTTCCACTTTGATCATAACTTTGTAATCCCAATTCATCAAACACATATTCTTGCTCACCATTTGGTGTGGTATCATATGCACTTTGATTAGTTGGTTCACCACCTGCACCATGATTATCCTGTTTACCGCCAAGCATACGCAACTGTTCACCAATAATTTGAACTGTAATGCGTTCATTACCAGCTTTATCAGTCCATTTATGTGACTGTAAACGCCCTTCGATATAAAGAGAAGCACCTTTCTTTACATAAGATTGAACAATTTCCGCTAGTTTACGATACATCACAATTCGATGCCATTCTGTAGCTTCCTGCTTTTGTCCTGATTTATCTTTCCAACTATCTGTAGTTGCAATACTGAAGTTAGCGACAGCATCCCCATTAGGCATGAACCTTACTTCAGGGTCATTACCTACATTGCCGATTAAAATTACACGATTTACACTAGCCATGATATTTCCTTTATTTAATTTCGAGTCTTTCTGCTTGTTCAAGATGTGCGCCATTTACTACTAACCCCGATTTAATGGCTTCAGCGATTGCTTTTTTATCGGGGAATGGTTCAGGAGCTACAGGATATGTGTAAAGCTCACTAGGAATAGCTCCAGCATCATCAATAACGACTGCTGAAGGGTTCTTTTTAATTGTTAAGGCAAAGTATGGCGATTCAATTTTAATCTTGCCACACGCTTGCATATTGTCTTTTAGATAGTCTTTCATGACTTGCGCTTTCTTTTCTTGCGCTTTTCTACGGTCAGACATATCTGATTCAGCTTGTTTAATAGCCGCCGCACTCGCTTCAAGATTGCGGATAAACATAGCGATGTTAATTGCTTTTTCTTCAAAGTCACCTGATACACTTTCTAATGTATCTGCGATTGTTTGAGCATCTAAATCCATTGTTTCTAGTTTAGCTTCAACTGCTTTATATTCGGCAGTCAGTAAATATAGTGAAGTCATTTCGCATCCTTTCTTTGTATTGGTTTCGCAAGTAAATATTTATCGCCCATTTCAATTTTTAACGCTCTAATCTTTTTCTCACGTAGTAACACTAATTTACTATTGGGCGGTGATAATTTATAAAAGGAATGTAGGATAAACATTAGATAACTCCAATTTTGGAAGCCGCAATTTCCCGTTCAATCATCATAAGGTGTATCGAAGCCAAAGGACTGAGTGGGTTTTCTGCAAACCACTTATAAAAGTCCTTCCGCCCATGTTCTTCACTCGCTTTCTTATATGCCAGCGCATCAGTATGAGCTTTTACTTCTTCCGCAATATTAGTAATAAATTTATATTCAGCAAACATTACAGGTTCATTAAATTTATTAAGAACTTTAACTAAATTGGTTTCAATTTCATAACCAGCTTTTCTTAATAAAAAGATTACGGCAGATAGTCGGTATATTCCAAGTTCTGTCCATGCTGTTAATGGGTTAATCACTTGGTTCACTTTTAGATGTTCGAACAATCTTTCAGCTTGTGTCATTTTGGTTATCTCCTATACATTAAATAAAGATTTCATATCGTCATACTCTTTCTGAACTACCGATAAATGTTCGGTATTTTTCACTTGAGGATATATTGTTGCCCATGCAGTTTTAAGTTCTACTTCATCCTTAGATGAAATTAACATTTGTTTAAATTTGAATATATCTAAAACTGGTGGTTTCAAGTTAGGTGCTGGAGATTGTTTAACTGGTTGCTTACTTGCCGCATTACCATCATCATCTTCAGGGGCTATGCCACACGTAGCCATTAAACTGTATCTACGAGCGTAGGTAAGTGCAGAACCAAATCCTTGAGCATCTAGCTTGGTGGCTGGTACAAACAGTTTACCGCCGCTTAACTGCTCACCTGATGTATGTATTAAGATTGTTTCGATAATCACGCCACTTTCAGCTTCATGCGTTTGCTGAATTAAGCCAATGCCATTGTCGTTAAAAGCATCAATGACTGCTTCAATGCAATTATCTAAACTGGCGTACTTGCTTTTAAAATGCGGATTAAGTGAGGACTTTAAAGCTGGTGCAAATTGCTGTTGTGCTTTAATAAATGCTGAATAAATATTTTTCATTTCGTTTTCCTTTATGTAAGTTTCTTGCATCACTTCTACTTCAAATTGCTCTTGGCTCATTATCGACTCCAAGCATCAAGCAAAACAATTACAGTAACAATTCCGCTAAAAAAGAATGTTAAGTAAAGTTCCATGATTATCTCCTTGCTTCAATTAAATTAATTTCTTGCATGATTTTTTCTATTACTGATTCACCTAAAAGGTCTTGAAGGTTTTGTGTACCAGTAATATCTTCGATTGAGTAAATATCAATCTCGTGTTCGGTAGGACTGTCACCAGTTCCTAATGGGTCAGCTTCGGTATGATAAGTATAATAGACATCAAACTTAACTCCGAACGCTTGTACTGTTTCTAATTTTTCCATTTTCGTTTCCTTCAATAATTAATCTTGATTCAATACGATACAACCTGCGTTCTCCCACTCCCAATAACATTTGTTATCAGCCGCAAATTTCTCAAGTATCGGATTAATCCAAGCGCAACCACCACGATATTCACCGTAATAATCACAAGCACCATCACCATGCTCACCACTTACAAACAACATATCATCACGAATGAAAGCGTGTGGTTTTCCATACACATCTACTAAATCAGTTTTATCTTCGTTCCATACAACATCAACAACAATTTCAGGAACATTTTTCAACAATTTTTCCAAGTTCATTTTCGTAATCTCCAGTAATTAATTAACCTACACATTCAGTATATACCTATTAGGTTTAAAGTCAAGCCCCGAAGGGCTATTTATTAAACAGATTCTTCTGTTGTAGTAACTTTTACAATGCGTAAATTTGGTTTTCTGTTAGTCCAGTATTGTTTATTTTCTTCAGAGTCATAATCTTTTGTCGCATACTGGGCAACGTGCTGTTCAGCTTCTTCAAGTGTTAAAAAACTTGGTATGTAAAATCCTTCATCTTTTACTTCAAAATAAACATAAGTTTTAAGTATTGCCATTTTCGTAATCTCCTTAATTAATGAAAAAACTCATCGGCTGGAAGCATGAAGGCTTGATAGGCAACCACTTCTTCTGCTCCAGCTTCACCAGCACGAACCAAGTCACCTATCTGAAACAACGCTTCCATGAAACAGCCCTGATAGTGACAAACTGCGTAATTCTCAATAACTCCAATTGCTTGTTGCATTTCCATTTCGTTCTCCTAAATAATCAACCTACACATTCAGTATATACTTATTAAGGATAGTGTCAAGTGAATTAAGCAACTAATTGTGCATTATTTACGAAGTTCCAAAAACCGCTATTAGCATCACGAAACTCACGATGGATTATTATATCTCCCCACACTCTCATGCCAGAATGATGAAACATTCCAGCATCTTGCGCTAGTGCTGGCGCACCATCCATTCCTTCGTAGTAGCCAACTGCAAACTCCCAAATTTGTTGGCGCATTTCATCGCTAATCCGATTATTTACAAAGACATATTTCACTTGAGGAATATCACGATTCACGTTGCTGTACTCGTACAAGTCCTGCATCCCATCAAAATTACCGTATTGGTATTGGTTCGCATAAACTTCAAGTGCATGGTAGGCGGCTGGTGGCATATCATCAACGTACACATTCACGCTACTTCCACCAGCATAGCTATCCGCATTGACACGACCAACAATACCGTTTGCTCTCATGTACTGGCGAATCATTTTTGCCGCACCAGCATGAGGACTAATTTCTCTAACCATTTTCGTTCTCCTAATTAATTAACCAACACTTCATTATATACTTATTAAGGATAGTGTGCAAGCCCCGAAGGGCTATTTATTTATAATTCAGATGGATGACTAATACATTCATTGCAATCACAAGGAACAATCTCACCATTTTTAATTGCGGCTTTTATATCTTTAATTGAGTCAAACCCTTTTACATGAACTACCTCATCATAAAATCTAAAGCCATTGGGTAAGTTCAAAATAAAATTATCAGGTTCATCAGTATCTACATCACGAGGAATATTTAATTTATATTTCATTTTCGCAATCTCCAAGCCCCGAAGGGCGGTTCGTTAAAAGTTGTAATCGTAGTGTTTGATGGGATGGTCAGCTAGTACATAACGATGACCATGTTTATCTTTCCAATCACCACGAACATTTTTTCTGATTCTAAAAACTGGACAATCTTCATCTGACTCGATAATCCATTTTTGAGCATTGTCACTAAACGCTGAGAAGCCGCCAACTACAAACTGAGTCACAACGCTAGGGTCTTTTTCAGCAATCATGGCTCGAATTTCTATGCACTTTGCTGAAACAATTTTAATTACTTCGTAAGGGTTTACATCTGTATAACCATGATGATTTGCGTATTTCATTTCGTTATCTCCCATAATTAACTGCAATTTCTTGAACGGCAAAGTTTTCTTGCAAAATTACCAAAACGTGTTCTCTATCGATACTATCTCCACAGAACTCAATGCCAAACCTATTGCTCAAGCGTACAATCTCAATGGCGGCACGAATTTCAACTTCTGCAAATCCCATATTGTAATGACCGCCAACACCGTAAAACCTATCGACATACTCAAAAAATTCTTCCATTTTCGTAATCTCCAATAAATTAATAACAACCACAACTTCATTATATACCTATTAAGGATAGTGTCAAACTGTTTCTGTTTCTTTCTCATACCAAAATCCACGCATAATTGTAGTTTTTGATACAGCGTAATCAATCACATCTTGACCCATGAATTGATGCTTTGAAACATAGCAAGTCTTAATCAGTTCGCCCTTGCTGTTGTAAGTGCGTAAGAAGTCAATCACCTCACATACTTTAGGATGTTTGCCTAGAGTCCAATATTTAGTTCCGATTGCGTAATCACCGTTGTCCATGTTTATTCTCCGATTAAAGACTCATTATTTTTTGAAGGGCAATCCGAGCTTCGAACGCCGCCACTTGCAAATCAATTCTGCTGAATGGGCAATAGTTAATTTCTTCAG